ACTCACCTATCCATAGACTCGTTCGAAAAGTCCTTCGCCGGGCTCGGGAAGCACCTCGCCACGGACGACCCCGTTTACAGCCCAGTTCCTGAAAGAAGTATTCGCTCCGGTACGCTTCCATGGGGCGTTGATGTCCTCCCGCAAGATCTCGGTTCCCAGGGGACCAGCCTGCTCGACGAGATCCATAGGATCAGAAAATTCTTGCCCTAACTTGAGGTTATCACCTTCTTTGAGTGTTTCGACAAGTTGCGGAAACCACGGGTTGAATACACAGTTTTGGAGCTGTCCGAGAGCACGTAGTATATAAGCAAACCTATTCCAAATCCCGGCCTTCGTAGATGTTCGCTCAAGACCAAGAGCGTGGCCGATCGTGCGATAAATGCTTGACATCCCGCCTGGCCTTCCAAGGTAATGGAGACGTTGGAGATAATGCAAGCACCTCGCTTCGTAGAATTGCTTATCGGGGTGTGATTCCATGTTAAAATGCTCGAATGTCTCGGCAGTGGCTTCTGGTGATACTCCCTCTCCATCAAGGATGAAATCGTCGCCCAACACGCAAACTCCATCCAATTTGTAAAATCCGACCTCTTCGCCATAATATTGAATGGCTAAATTGAGGAGGGACCCTAGCAGGTTCGTTCCACCGGAACCCGACTTAAGGGATGATGGCCCTGGTTCGTAATACTTATCAGGCGTGATAAGTCCAGTGCCAAACACCATACGATACACTAACCCCTGTATGAGGTTAGTATAGCCACGAACCCACGTTGCAACGACCCGACCCACATCGACGATTGCGGAAGGAGGAAGAGTTGCGTCAAAGTTGGAGACGTCTCCAGATAGCACAGTTCTTCCCTGGCTATCGGCGTGACGAAGGAATGTTTGCATCCGCTCGTCAATAAAACGCAAGTCGTTCCACGCACACATAATTTCCACGCCATTCGATGACCTTACCTTTCTCAAAGTTTCCATGAGTGGTGGGGTGAACGTCTTCCAAATGATAGCTTCATCTTTTGGAAATGCGATGACTAGTCGCTTTGACTTCGGGTTATACGGTTCAGGTCCTTTCTGGACCAATCGTTGCGACGCTATCGCTAGCTGAAGCGGATATTCTCCAGCTCCGGAGCGCATTTCACGGATCGACGACTTCGCTGTGGCAATATAATAATTATACGCCTCATCTACCTCTCGGAACTTCGCTTCCTTCATCTCCTCGGTAGGTCGCCAGGGTGTAATGAAGTACGGTGCTCCAGAATTAGTCGTCGTGTCTAGACCAACTGGCACGTTTTCGTCGTCCTCGTCTCCTCCCGAGGTCATACCATTGACGGCCATGTCAACAGACAACACACCTTGTGATTGTGGACCGACTAGGGATTCGAGCCTTTCAAGTGCGCGTTCCCATGCCGCTTTATTGAAGTGTGCGTGGTATTCCTTATTTTGGTACACCTTCTTGGCCTTCTCCGGGCCATCCATTAACCATGGAAGGAACATAGAGATTGGCCCTATGTCCTTCTTCTGATCATCTTCGACGCCTTGCAAAATCCTGTCTAAGTAGGGATCCCCACTAGATATACCACTAACCTTAGCGTCTAGGATTTCCACAACCTCGGAACGCTTCGGGTATTCAAGACCATCCTCCGTATGCATAGCATAAAAGGGGGTCCTGTAATCCGTATCGTTCCCTGCTGCCATGCGGACCTGCCACCGGCTAGCGCGATTAAACGCAGCCTGAGATGCTATCGCACCCTGTCGATCCAGGGAGTCTAACATACGGTCCACATCGTGTCTTTTGCTCTCGAGTATGGTAGCAAACCTGCTGCTACCTCGCTGCTTTCGAATCACTGGTCGCAGCTTACTTCCAGTTTGTTTGGACATCAATACCTCCTAAG